TAGGTAGTATAACGCTAGAAATTAACACTGGGCAGCTCATCAAGCCGCTAACTAATAAACTCTCTATAATGTTATAATATGCAAAACTGGCTTAAAGCTGGCGACTATAACGCCATATGCGATTCATGTGGGCGTAAGTTTAAAGCCAGCACATTGCGTAAACGGTGGGACGGCTTCTTAGTTTGTAAAGATGACTTTGAAGTCAAACATCCACAACTCTCTTTGAAAGTTCATGGAGATAAACAAACTGTTCCAATTCCTCGTCCTGAGGCAGAAGATCAGTTTCTAGAAGTATGTTATTTATGGGAACGTTCTGCTTATGCCGACTTAGCTACAGCCGATTGTGCATTAGCTGACTATACACCATTGCCATATAATCTATTGGCTGAACTAAAATCTCCACAGGTAGGATAAATGAACGAGTATCAAACAATTATTAACATAGGGGCTGGATCTGCCTTGGCTATCATGGGATGGTTTGCTAGAACACTCTGGGATGCTGTACAAGAACTTAAACAAGACCTTTCTAAACTACGGGAAGAGTTGGCTAAAGATTATGTCCCTAAAGATGATTTCAAAGAAGGTATGTCAGAGATTAGACGTATGTTTGAAATAATCACAACTAAGTTAGACAATAAAGCGGATAAGTGATGGCTCTAGAACGCATGTCAGACATAGATACAAGAGAGTTTGATCCTGCTGTAGCTATGGCAATTGAACGTGCTGTATCTAAGTATTATCAATATCACAGCAGGCATGACTACCAGAAAGCTCATGGTTGTGCTGTAGCTATTAAAATATTTTATGAGTCTCTTTGTGGGGACTTCAGTGACACCCTACCGACTCAACGAGGAGATTTATAACATGGCAATGGACCCCTTAACAGCAGTGAGTGATTTAGCTAACTCTGTAATTAACAAGATTTGGCCTGATAAAACAGAACAAGAGAAACAACAACTGGCTGCTGCTGTAGCCATTGTACAAGGTCAACTGGATACAAATAAAGAAGAGGCTAAGAACCCAAATGTCTTTGTTTCTGGATGGCGCCCTTTTATTGGTTGGGTATGCGGCATTTCTTTGTTTTACACATATCTTGGATACCCTGTTCTTCTATGGGCCTCGGCTGCTTGGTTTCCTAATGTTCATGCTCCCGTATTGGGGAATGATGGGATGTTATACGAATTGTTATTTGGTATGCTTGGTCTTGGCGGACTTCGTACTTTTGAGAAAGTTAAGGGTGTTGCATGAACCTGTCTAATCTATTTAAACCAACCCTTACTAAAGAAGTAACTGCTGGGACGGGTGGTTTGCGTGATGCTTATCTAAAGCATATTGAGGACACAGCACAAAAGGGCTTACCAACTCTGTCATGGGAAGAGTTCCTTAAGCAACAGCAACAACCTCAGCAACCACCAATGCTGTTTAAATAAGGAATATAATGACAAGTAAAACTTTTACTTCTGGCACAGTAATTGACTCAACATGGTTGAATGATGTTAATGGGGCTACTTATAATGGTTCTGGTGTATATACTCCAGCAGGTACCGGCGCTGTAGCCACTACAGTACAGGCTCAGTTGCGCAACCTACAGGCATGGACAGTTAACGTAAAAGATGCCCCTTTTTATGCCAAGGGTGACGGGACAACCGACGACACGGCAGCGATTCAAGCAGCCATCAATTCTTTATCTACCACTGGTGGTGTTGTATATATCCCAGCCGGTCAATATAAACTAACCTCCATCGTGACGATGGCAAGCGGTATTTCTTTAATTGGTGACGGGCAGATTCAAGGCACTTTAGGATCAAGACAAGCGGTTACATCTTTACTTGGTGCCCATACTGGGGCTGCAATCTTAAGTCTTAAAGGATGTATTGGATGTACACTTTCTGACTTTGGTTTGCAATCACTTGTAACCAACGTTCCGCAGTTTGGATTAGTTCTTGGTCGTAGCAGTGCAGCGTCTGCCGGATACCACAAAATAAATAATGTCTCTGTTTATGGTTATTACACAAAGGCAGCTGTCTATTCAATTGCCAGTGAGGACAATACATGGGATTCATTGAATGTTTATCTTAACGGTGGTGGTGCAAAGTATTGCCTGTACACAGGAATGTCTGATGCATTAGCGTCTGGTTTATCTCTGACAACATCATCTAACCTAGAAAACACGTTCATACATCCAATGTTTTTTAGTTCATCTACTGATACAAATGCTGCATGCATATTTATTCAGGGTGCACAATCAGTTGGTAGTTGGTCTTTTATTGGTGGATACCTCACTGCGTATGCTGGGTCATATATCCACATTGATAGTGGTTCTATAGACTCACTCAATTGCCTTGGCCCATTTACATTCGTTGGAATGAGTGGTGAAATTCTTGCAGGTGGCGACCCAATATATGGTGTTCGTCTTACTAGTACAGGAACTAGAACATTACCAGGTCTTACCATTCTTGGAATGCGGTTGGCTTTCCTTTCTGGAGCTACACACTACCAAATCATTCAACCTGGCAATTTGTATCTGGAAAGCCCAAATATACATATCCAGCCACCTGAAGCATTCCCCTATGCACTCTGCTCATTGCAGCGCACACTGATCAAGAATGGTAATGTGACTGTGGGACGCTCATCCGAGTGGACTACTCCCACGTTATCTGGAGCTTGGGTGAATACCTATGGAGCACCAGCTGCACAGGTTGGTTATTTATGTGATGGTTTTGGGGTTGTACGGGTTCGTGGAACTGTACAGGGTGGGGCAGGGCCTATATTTACTTTACCTTTTGAACTTTGGCCAGCTTCAGATATGTATTACCCAACTTATGCAGGTGGTATAATTGGTAGATTGAAGGTCACGGCATCTACAGGAATTGTTAGTTTTCAATCTGGTACTAATACAGAAGTTGACTTATCTACCGTACAATTCAAAATTAATTAAACCCGTTTCCTATCAATGAACGAATATCAAACAATAATTAATGTGGGAGCTGGTTCTGCTTTGGCATCTCTACGTAGAGGTACAACCAATAGCGTTTCTGGAACTACCCCCGGAACTGCTGCAACGGGGGACATTTACCAAGGCACTTTCTCTTATATCTTGGGATAATTAAATGACTACATCGGGAACTACTACTTGGTCACTACAACGTGACGCTGTAATTAACTCAGCACTACGTAAAATCTCTGTGTTGTCTGGCGGTAGCTCTCCTGAGGCATATGAGGTTACTAACGCAGCAGAAGCCCTTAACGCGATGATTAAGGGTTTTATTGCAGACGGTATGCCGGTGTGGGCTATTAAGGAATATACCTTCACCACCACTGCTAATACAGGTACATATAACATTGGGAATGGTCAAACTCTGAACACCCCAATGCCTCTAAAGGTTATTCAAGGCTATCGTCGTGAGACTTCTACAGGAACTAACATTCCTTTGAATATCTACACACACTATGACTATAACCTTCTTCCTGTCACAGCCACTGCTGGAGAGCCTGTAAACGCCTACTACCAGCCTTTCAGTACCTATGGTACACTAAAGCTTTGGCCTACGCCTATTGATGCTAACACCACAATAACACTAGTGTATCAACGTCCGTTTGAAGATATGACTTCTTCTACAGACGATTTTGATTTCCCTGCTTATTGGACAGAGGCTCTAATCTACGGGTTGGCTTGGAGGTTGTCTGGTGAGTATGGTGTACCAGTTAATGACCGTTCTGTGCTTGCCAAAGAAGCGGATTACTTCCACTCACAAGCTCTGTCGTTTGGTCAAGAGGAAGGGTCACTTTACTTCCAGCCAGATAACTTCTATCGGAGATAACCTTGCCATTCACTAAGGCCCCATCAATAGCTACTAATAGCACTGAGCGCCTTAACTTTGTTTACAACCCTATGCATCGCACAGGATCTAACTTAAACAAGGATGCTCACCTTAAGAATGTCTTGATTGATGTCTTTCAATCACCTGACAACAATAACACAAAAGTGTTTGTTAAATCTAGACCGGGCCTTGCTTTAGCTTATGGAACAACCTCGGGAAGGGCTCGTGGTATTTATTACTGGGTTGTATCTGGTGTGGGCTATGCCATATCTGTATCTGGTAATAAGTTGTATAGTAATGGTACATTACTTAGTACATTAACTACAAGTACCGGTAATGTTGGCTTTACAGAATTTGTAGATAGCACAGGTACTGTTAAACTCATTATGCTGGACGGTACTAAGGGTTATGTATTTACAAGCCCTACAGTAGCTCCTGCTGAGATTACAGATGTAGACTTCCCAACACCACACATTGCCATGCCAGTGTTCTTGGATGGATACTTGTTTGTAGCTAAAGCTAATACACAAGATGTTTACAACAGCAACCTAAATAATCCTACTTTGTGGACTGCTGGTGACTTCATTTCTGCTGAGATGTATCCAGATAAGATTGTTGCTCTGACTAGGAATAACAACTATATCTACGCTATTGGCAGTTCCAGTGTTGAGTTCTTGTATGATGCTGCTAATGCTACAGCCAGTCCGTTAGCTAGACATGACAGTGCTGTACAACAATTTGGCGCTGCTGCACCGTTCTCTGTAGTGTCTACTGACAAGGAAGTTGTCTTTGTTGGAGAGACAGGAAACGGTGGTCACACTGTCTGGACCATTGATGGCTTTAAAGAGAATGAAATTGCTAACCCAGCTATCCGTAGTATCTTGCGTATAGAAGGCTCAGCCCTCTCAACAGCAACAGCGCATGCAATTCGTGTTAGTGGTCAAAAGCTTTACATTCTAACGCTGTCTACAAAGACATTGGTTTACAGTTTTGATACTAAGATGTGGTTTGAGTGGTCTTCTGGTGCAGATGGTTCTACCTCCTTCATTGGCAGCCATTCAGCGGACGGCCCTAATGGTATGGCATACATCTTAGACGCTTTAAGTGGGAATGTATACACAATCAGTGAAGACAATCACACTGACAATGGTACAGCGTTTTTGTGTGAAATCATAACACCTAAGTATGATTTTAGTACAATGAACAGAAAGTTTATGTCTCGTTTCTGTCTTGTTGGGGATTGGCCTGTAACGTCAGGTGCTGGTAATGTGGTTACAATTTCATGGTCAGACAATGATTATCAAACATGGTCTACTCCACGGACATTAAGCTTTGACCATGACTTCCCAATTATGGCACAGCTTGGTAACTTTCGCCGTAGGGCATTTAAGATTTCATATTCACAACCGTACCTACTACGCCTTGAGGCTATGGAAGTAGACATCAACAAGGGGAATCAATAATGGCTAGTGGTTTACCTCCACCTCCTACTAGAGCTGCTGATGGTAGCTTTGCTTGGGTAGCTTGGTATAATCAATTATATGCCTTGTTGTCTACAGCAGGGTCAGTTTCATGGGCCTTGATTAATAAAGCAGGAAGTTCTATTGGTGATTTGCAGAATAAAGCACATAGCTTACTGACTGGTATTTTAGGTACTGGTAGTTATCATATCTCTTCTGCTGAAGCTACCAATGTTACTGCCTTACCTACTGCTGCTGACATTGTTACTCAAGTTGTCAAGACCAAAGCTGGCGCCCCTACTACTTCTGATATTGCTGCTGGTAACTGGGCTATTTACAAAGACACTTCCTTAGGCACTGTTAAAGTGTACGCTAATGATGGTGGAACAATAAAGAGTGTACCTCTTGTTTAAGGAATAAATATGGATGAATCACAAGGCTATGATGCAACAGAGTATGGCGGTAGATACTCAGGATTTGATCCCCAGTCTACACATTATACAGGTTCTGGCTCAGGTCAAATAGGACAACAGCAAGATAGTGGGTTTAATTTAACATCCTTGTTTAATCCAGCAATGGATGCTTGGAATAAATACAAACCTAATTTTGGTAATGCTAACGAAGTAAACCAAGTTAATGATGCTGTTGGTCAGCAAAGCTTACAACTACCACAACAGCAACAACAAGATGATCCTAACAAGGGGGCATTTGGCTGGTTTCAACCGGGTTCTACTGGATATAAGTGGGGACTACGTGACCCCGGTAGTGAGAATGCTAGAAACTTTCTAGGTAGTGAAACAGATGCTGAACGAGGTACTCGTATGCAACTAGCTGGCGATGCTATTGCTAAAGGTGCCGGGATGTTCATGTCTCCCCTTGCTTCGCTTGGTATGGGTGCAGCTAAAGGTTATGCTAATTATCAAAAGACTGGTGACGGTTGGGATAGTATTGGAACAGCCTTTGCAGGTGCTCCCGGCCCTTTAGGAGCCGTAGGATCGTTTGCACAGGGTAAGTATGGTGATGCTACAGCTAAGATGATTCCGGGGCTTGGCGGGCAGTTTGCTGGCCTTGGAGTGGATGCTGCTCTAGGAGGTGATATTAAACAACCTGCTGCTACCCTTGCAGCTAGGTATGCAGGTAATCAACTAGGCGGTCCCATAGGTGGGATGTTTGCTGGGGGGTTGGCTAAAGCGGCCTTTGCTCCTGACCAGCCCCAACAACAAGGACAACCTAACGGTATGATGAAAACAGGATTTAATGTTGGACAGTATATTCCCGGATACACTTCCTCACAGCAAGCAACACAACAGCAAACTCCGCAGCAACTCCAACAACCTTCTTTTGGCTTTGGTGATGTTGCTACTGGTCTTGCCGGTCTATGGTCTGCCAGCCGTAACTCCGATAATGTAAATAGCATGATGGAGCAGATGAAACAACATCAAGCTGCTATGCCAAGTTTAGATAGCTTGTACGGACCTAATAGTCCCTATGCTTTGCAGATGCGTGAACGTCTTGCTCGTCAAGATGCTAAGGCTGGACGTAACAGTCAGTACGGACCACGAGAAGCTCAACTACAAGCTCTGTTAGCTGACAAAGCTTCTACTTATGGTGCCCAACAAGCTACACAAAATCAAGGCTATGCTAAGTCAATGGCTGAACTACAAGCTCAACAAGATGCTCAACGGAATAGCCAATTGAATATCCTAGCTGGACTTGGTAGTAAATCTGGTTTGTTTGACCGTATGGGTAGTGGTTTGATGAGTATGTTCCGTGGTACTCCTGCTACAGCACAATACCAAGAATCTCCATTCTACCAAGAAACTTAAGGAACTAATATGGACATGCCCGGTTACTTAGACTATGGTAAGATTATGCAAATGAATCCATTTGCAGCTTACCAAGCTAATCAACAAATGGACTTGGCTAAACAGTTCCAAGACCAGAAATATCAACAAGAGCAGAACACTACCAACAAAGGTACGTTGGAAAACATCTTCTCTGCTCAGAACAACCCTAACAAGGTACAACAACAAATCCTGCAAAATGAAGGGTTGGGGTTGTCTAATGAAAACATGGGTTACAAGAATCGCACTGATAAGCTTGGTGCTGAACGTGCTGAAGCCAATCAACAGAATATCTTGTCTGCTGACCAACGTGCTGCTGCATTGAAAATGTCTGATGATGATATGAAAGCTTTTGACTTCCACGTAGGTGAGTTGCTACGTAATCCAGACCCTGCTCAACGAGCGGAAGGTGCTAAGCTACAAACCTACTTAAGCTCCTACCAAGCAGAGCGTCGTAAGGCCGCTGATGAGTTGTCTAAAGCAGGAGAAGCTTCACGTATCCATGCAGGCTCTGCTGAACGTATTGCTAATGCTAACATTGAAGCTGGGCGTTGGGATAAAGCTTCTAAAGGAGGTTCTAGCTTATCATTCTCTATGCAGCTAAGCAAGATGAAAGTGCCTGAACAGTTGACAGCCCTACAAGGTGCTTTAGCTACTGGTATTGACCCAGACACTGGTGCTGAGATGTCTCCAATGGCTAAGCAAGGCTACCAAGCCATGTATGACCAAGGTGTACAGCAACTCAATGCTAACAACGCTGCACGAGGCCAGGGACAGGGTATGACACTGGGCGCTGGTGCTGGTGGAACTCCAACACTTGTACCTAAACAAATCCCATCCGTTGCTGCTAGTAAAGCCCCGCCTAAACTGCCTCCGGGCGTCAAGATTGTAAATTAACAGGAAACAATATGCCAAAATATGAGTATAAGGGTTATCAGTTTGAATCTGACCATGACCTTTCAGAAGATGAATTTGCTACAACCCTAGCTCATTTGGACACCTTGCCTCCTAAAGCTGCTGCACCAGTACAACCTCAGGTTTCTGCAGGGGATGGTGAGGGTTTCCTAGACAAAGTGATTGGATTAGGTCAAGCTGCTGCTAGTACAATTACTGGTGGTATTGGTGCTGCTACTGGCTGGATTCCAGCAGCTATTCAGAAAGCCAATGACCCTAACAATGTCAACTTTGAACAGCAGTATGCTGCTAACATGGGTGCCATGACTTACGAACCCTCTCGTGAGAAGGGTCAGGAGTATGCAGGTAAGGTTGGTGGTTTTGTTAACGATGTACTGCTTCCAGCAGCTACAGGTGTACAAGGCTTACCATATGCTAATACTGCTGCGCCTTTGTTGGGAGCAGTTGGACGTAACCTAGGTAAGTTTGGTAAGGCTAAAGAAACATCTTCTCCTGTCAAATCTCTTGTTGAGACTTTGAAGAAGGAAGATGAAGTTAAACCTGTAGACCCCAATATGGAGTTCTATAAGCAAGAGGCTTTGCGTAAACAACAGGAAGCTCAGTCCAAACCAATCACTGTAGATGAGCAAGGTGTTGCTCGTACTACTGAGCAAGAAAAGCTACAACCTCAAACACCGTCTGATTATACCCCTAATGAGGGGTTGAACGGTCAACGTACGTTGTTTGACTATTCAGAGGAAGGGCGTATGCCTAATCCTTATGAGGCTGTTCCCGGAGACTGGCGTGTTGATGAGAATGGTATGCCTATCAAAGCAGACCTCTCTATGGATGTAGTTAATTCAGAGAATCCTCTGCAACGTAACTTGTGGGGAGATGAGTTAGCTCAGAAACATCCACAGGAAAATGAACTAAATATCCCCCAAGCAATTGACTCTTTAC